ACCCTGACTAATATTTATTGACTGACTACCCGTGGTAGCGTTCTCAATGTACATAACACGAGAGACGGTGTTTGGAGCTATAGTCAGCGTTCTAGTCGCCGTGAGGGTCGCACTAGAGGTTACTTTTAAATACAACGCACGAGCCGGATCAGTCGCACCGTCTGCTACTGTAGTTGTTGCATCGGCATCAGTAGCGAATCCGTCCTGCGTGTTGAAACCTAGAGCCTCACCGATCAGCTCAAGGTTGGTGTTTGTACTCGTGCCCCAGGTTCCGCTTTCATCACCCGTGGCAATCTCTTTTAATCTTAGATTGTTTACATAAGTAGCCATCTATATCTCCAGTGACTATAACGAAGCATCACCCGTAGCTGCGGGAACGCTGGTTGCATATATTTTAGTGCTTTGTTTCAAAGACAAAGACTGACCGCAATCAGAGCAAGTATCCGCCTCCAGCTCAGACTCATCAAGATCGAAACCACAATTAGCACAAACTATCTTTATTTCGTGCTTAGGATCGATCCCGCCATCTATGCTTTTGGCTTCATTTACTGTTCTCATGCCGCTATCTCCGTCCAACTCGTGCCCGAGGATGGTGTAATCTCGGACCAGCTTGTCCCTGGCGCAGGAACTATTTCGCCCCAAACCAAAACATTTCCTACCTGTCCTACGGCCTGCACACCCGTCGGGTAAACGTTCGCCGTACCCGTTTGTGTCGTTGAACCCAGAGCCGTTGTGCCCTGAACTCCCGTAACATTGACCTCTATTACAAGGTCTACAGTGGCCGTTCCTAACGCCGTCGTACCGGCAACCCCGGTAACGTTTACTGTAGCAATGCCCGTTACAGTAGGACTTCCCGTCGCACCCGTGGCAAAAACCCCGGTAACTGCAACATCGGCACTGGCTAACGGCCCTGCTACCCCTAACGCGGTTGTCCCGGCTACGCCTGTAACAGAGAAAGAGCAATCTCCTATTACAGATGGTGTCCCTATCTCACCGGTGGCTGCGTTACCCAGGACATCTACGGCACCGTCGCCATTAGCAACCACATTACCCAGAGTAGTGGTGGCAGAAACCCCTGTGGGGAAAACACCAACACCTTCTTGTACCGTAACAGAGCCAACCTGGCCTGTTGCCGATAACCCTAGCGACTCACCCCAGCCACCATCGCCCCAACCGCCTCGGCCAAAGCCTTCAAACGTGACTGTAACGGGTACGCCTTCACCCCAAAGACCGGAACCCCAGGTATTTCGGCCCCAGCCTGACATGTTAGGCTATCCTAATAATCGCGTTACTAGCGTCCGCAGCAGGAAAAACAATAGTAAAGTCTCCGGCTGTAGACGTTTTGTCCGAACCAAAATCCAATACAGCTACCGCTGGGTCACCTGACTGAGTGTCATTAAAAATCAAAGCACCCCGAGCTGTAATCGTAGCTGTGGAAAAAGTGGTGTCATTAAAATCTGTAAACGCGGTAGTGCCTGAACTTGTAGGCGCTACGGCAGTCAGAGCATTTCCTTTTGCCGTATAACCGGTGCCCGACACTTCGTTAGTCGCACTATACGCCGTAGTGGTTGCATCTAAAGACGCTGAACTTGTATACAACGCGAGATTAAACGTGTCCGCAGTGGTGCCTGCTCTAGCGACCGTTGTTCCAAAGGCATGTATGCCGTTAAGAAGCTCCACCTTGAAGCTTGTACACATTGCTTGAGTAATAGCCATAATGGGCCTCCCCTATAATTTACGAATGATGTTGGCCAACTCCGCATGGCCTTGTTTTTGGAGTTCTGCACAAATGGTAGTTCTATCCGACTTAATAGCTTCTTTTATGTAGAACACTAAAACTTGTCTAATTTGCTCTTTAAAAACAAGAGCTTGAGCCCTTACTTGCTCATCTGCGTCTTTACTAACGTGCAATAGTTTATCTAGGGCTCGATCCGCTAATTCTTCAGGAGTCCAACCACGATTATTTGTGGTATGTACTTCGACCTTAAAACCATTGTCAACCGCTGTCTGTACGCCTTGAATCATGTTTTATCCCTGATCACTAAACCTGTTCGGTATGCGTCGGTTACTTCTTTAGCCTCACCAAAATTCTTCATGGCTATGACTCCCTCGGCAAAACGCTTTTCGTATTCTTGCATCATATCCGGCTCACCTTTCATATAGGTGTACGCCTCTATCAATGACCCGTATAACAACGTTATTTCAGCATTTTCACTTAGCCAAGTGGTGCCGCTCTCGGCCCCCGCGGTTAGGCTTGTTGGGCGATAGAAATAGTGCAGCTCCACGTTATATGCCGCATTTGGCGTAGGACCTAGCAAAAAATTAGCGTCATCAAACAAAGCATAATACTTGGGTGCGCCTGTATCTGTCGGGTCCGGGTTGTATGTTTGCACAAAGTTGACGTCTTTATAGTCCAAAAACGTCTTATCTCCACCCGAGGTAAAAGACAAAGAAAAAGGCGCTAGAAAGTCGCTTGGTGCAGCCAGGTATTGATTACTTGCGGCGGTTGCGGCTGTAACGTTTTTGCGAAACAACGTTAGCTGAACGTTTTTAAGTATGCGTTCCTCCGCTATCCGAATGAATACAGGCAGGTTGTTTACAAAGCTAGTCTCAGTGTTCTGAGTGTAGTCCTGTATTGCAGTTTTAAGCTCAGCAAACGTAAAACTCATGAAATCACCACTGTCACGCTACCAACCTGACCAAATCCGGTTACAGGCCGTAAATTCGGGGCCTGCGGAGTAGGCAGACCTACATAAACGTTCATAGGCTCTACACGATCCGGGCGAGGATTACGCAAAGCCTGCGGGTCTGTAATGCTCCTGCGGGGCTCTAACTGGGGCTGTTTAGGCTCCCACTCGTCTTTACCCACCAGCAGGCCATTCCACTCCCGCTTCATCTCGTTCAGCTTGTAACGAAACCCGCTTCTGTCTGAGATGCCATAGGCATTTTTACCAACAGCAAATTTAGCCATTACAAGTTCTGCGAATACGCCAAGCTTGGCACAATGTTAAAAGAGGCCCGGTCACGGTCCATACTGATGGCCCGCTCCATCTCCTCTTCGTACACAGCTTTCAATAACTGTACCCTGTCCGGGGCCTTCTTGATGGCTATGTAATAAGCCAACCCGGCAGCCAAACAAGGATAAAACCTAAACGGCATCTCTACCGTGTTCTGGGCGGTGTCCGCGTCATCCATTCGGACAAGACGGTCAAACACCACCACATCTGTGCTGTTCTCAGGGACAGGCCAAAGCTTCAATACAGGAGCGATCTGACGGTCCAGGAACCACTGAGAGGGCCTGCCCTGGGTCGTCTTATTGGGCACCGCAAGGTAGTCATCACGGCTAAGGCGCTCAATGCTGTAGTCCACGTCAGAGCGGCGAATCACAGCAGACAAAATGTCTATGGTGTCCGTGCCCAGCGTATATGTAGACGTGCCTGCGGTAAGCGCCTGCGTGGACTGCTCTATCGTCCAGGAGTTAAGCCCTCTGTTTGCCCAATCAGCAAACAACAGGTTCATAGAACGTTTAGCGGTCTTGATGTCGTAGCCAGTACGAACTTCCCTGCCGCAACGCTCAAACGCCTCCTCGATGTATTCGGTGACGTCTAACTCAAAGTTTTTGGAACCTGAAACAGCCATTATTTCTTCTTAATCGGTCCGCCACGCATCTTCTTAATGACGCCTGACTTCTTAGCAACACCGCCCATAGCTTTCTTCATAGGGCCGCCACGCATCTTCTTAACTGGTCCGCCACGCATCTTCTTAATGACCCCACGACCAATCAGAACATCTTTTTGCGTAACTTTGCCATCACCGCTCAAATCCGGCATTCCACCCGACTTTTTAGCGGGACCGCCGCGCATCATTTTCTTTGGCTTTTTGCCACCAGGAGCAGCATTACCAATGTTTACCGCAGAACCGCCAGTCCCGCCTGCACCAGCTTCTTTTTTTCTAGGGCTCATTGCCATCTTTCAATCTCCTGTAAAAGTCATGACGAATTTTATACATCTTTTCGACGTCATATTCGTCAAAATAACGGTCATAATAACCTAAATTTCGTATCTTATCCGCTGATTCCTCCAGCTTACTAAGGCGCTGAACGAATATCATCGCATATTCTTCTGCGGTTGCTGGCTCAAAAGAGCCATTGTCTACAAGCTCATTGGGCTCCTGGTCTGGGTGAAATCCCATAACCCAGATGTCCCGGTCTATAAACATACCGTCAGATATGGCTTGATTGATGTCATCGAGGTATTCGTGGAAGGCTTCCGAGTCTTCGGGAAACGCCAGGTCCACGATGATTACCAAATCCACCTTGTCGTCCCAGGTAGATATGACTGACCACAAGTCATGATAATTCGCGGGATCGCGTTTAAAAATAACCGAAACCCGTTGCGCTGCCCAAGCCGCTTTGGCATATGGACAAGCGGGTAACCCATTGAAATCTGGGTTGTTTTCTTCTAAGAGTGTTTTTGACCACTCTCTAATTTCATTGTAAATCTTTTTTTCATCGTCAACAAAGAATTCATGCATACCGTGTTCTTTTTTTGCGGTCAGGCATGATTGCCCCACACCCGCGACTCACTTCGCCACCCATGTTTAAATTGCGAACTTTGGCTTTTTTGGTGTTAGACACGACTGTCTTACCCTTTTTACCTTCTCGCTTTTTCTTACGAGCGGTAGCTGCCCGTTCTTTCTTAGAAAGACTTTGTGCCTTTGATCTGGGCAAACACCGATCAGGATTCTTTTTATCCTTAGACGTGCCGCATTTCCCAGCAATGTTGCCGGAGCTGTCTATTCTGACCCAGTCCTGGTCAACCCATTTTTTCAGATCGCCCATTATCGACCTTTCCTTTTACCGCCTTTTGACTTTTTAGCGTAATTAGGGTCTTTACAGTATTTAGAGGCCGCTAAATTGGCATAAGCACTGGGATAGGTATCAAAGGTACGTTTTGCCCAAGCAATGCCTTCTGGGCATATTTTATTACCTTTTTTCTTTTTAGCCGCACCACCTTTTGCCATTCGAACAACACCGCATTTAGCGGCGGGCACAACCGTTCCTGTTCTTACTCGGCTCATTTCAACAAAATCCCTATTATGCCAATAGCTTCAATACAGACGACGGAGAGAAGCATCCACAAACGATTATCCAGTTTGTCGATCTTTTTCTCCACGTGCGCTAAGTGATTGTTTTCTAAACGGTTTAACGTAACTTCAACGTTACTCAAACGTTTGTCAACATCATGTATGGTGACTTCTACCACTTTTAACACTTCCACCGCTTCCTAGCCTGGCGCAACCTAGAGTTAGGGTTCTTAGCCGCTTTTGGAAATTTCTTCATCTGCCCAGCAGAACGCGCACAAAAAGATTTGCGGCGCTTTGCATCTTTACTGCCTTTCTTGACCTTGCCCGTTACTGCTGTTTGCAATTTAGAGCCGGGGTTTTCTCTGCGATATTTCGCAACCCCTTTTTTGGTCATCCCTGCGCCTTTTTTGGTGGGTCGTTTATCACCGCTTTTGACGGTGTAACCTTTCATCGAACCCTTTTTCTTTTTTTCCGCCATGTGTTACCTACGCATGAAACACGGTCATGTTTGTCCAAACAGTCGTGCCTGCGGTGTAAGGAACATAAACTCCATCAACAAATAAAATACCTTCTCCAGGAATGGTTACGTCTCTTTCTGCTGTAGCACTTGCAACAGTGCCTAACTGAAGTGAGGTAGTCCCGCTCTCTCCAGCATCGGAACTATCTCTAAAGATCACGGTCCCGGCCGTTGAGGAGTTAACAATAAATGTGCCTTTCACGCGGGCCCTGCCTGAAAAAATAACGTCGATGGCCGACGTATTCATACCCACCGTAATCGCACCTGCCGCAGCCGCGTCTATGCTAACTTGAGTAACCGTCTTAAAATGCTTAGTGCTGGTGGTAAGTGCTGTATCAGGACCGGTAATGCTTTCAGAAATAGAGGTCCCATCCGCATCGGTGCCCGTGACTGTAAAAGTTCTACCGGAATCATCTGCCGCGGCAGTAATTGTGACTTGCCGCGCTGCACCAAAAGTAGCAACCCCACCACTGGCTTTCGCACCATTTATGGTCAAATCACCGCCCGATCCTGGGGTTTGCGAAGCGCAAACCCCATCTGGATCAGCAGCGTCTGTGTCGGCTTCTATAAAAACCGCTTTTACATCAGAACCTGCCATGTCTAGCTCCTATCTTATTGGTCAGCAAAAGCAGGAGCATCAGCGCCTTGCTGATAGCCCGAGATGTAGTAATTAGTGCTGTCTTTCGCTTCAATGGTAATTTCAAACAAGCCAAAATCTTCAAGTGTCAGTTGAGAATTTGAATTACCATCCGCATAAACGCTTGCCGACGTGCCGGTTATGTGCAAAACACCGCCAATGAAAAAGTTGGTGTTACCAGGCGTGACAATAATAAGATTTTCTGTCTCTTCCGCCGCACCGCCGTATATGAACTTGAAGTTAGCTCCCGCAACAGGGGCAGGCAGCGTCAAAGTGCGGTTAGCGGTCAGAGCGGGAACGACCAAAGTGCGACCACTGTGGTCAGCGTTATTGAGGGTCTTGTCCTCGTCGCCCAGGGCAACAGGGGCACCGCCATAAGTAGAAACTTCAGTAATAGCACCAGTTGTAGCGTTTTTGCTTACAGCCTTAAACGTGCTTTCCGAACGGACTGGTCCAGTAAACGTAGTATTAGCCATGTTGGTCTCCTGTCGTGGCTAGTGTCAGTCACGGGATGTGACTGTCAGGAATTTGTGTACGATACGATAAAAAAAGGGGCGGCACAAGCCACCCCTTTTCTCACACCATTTAGGTGATTAAGCGCCTTCGGTTCCGAAAACCGCTCTCCAATCAGAGACGCCGAAGCTGTATCGCTCACGGGCCTTGAAGCGCATGTTTCCAGTATCAAAGTCACCTTCCATGCCAGTCTTGATGGCAGTACGCTGGAACAGCTTGAAGCCGTTAGGAGCGTCTGTCTTGATGAAGAAGGCATCTGTATCGGTGAGGAAGTGGTTAACCACCGCACCGTCAGGAAGCATTCCCATAGACTTCATGGCGTTCAGATCGTTGTCCGCAGTGCCGGAACGCAGATTAGAGTTGATTACTCGCTCTGCAATAAATTGCAGTTCTTTAGGAATAATCAGCTTCATGCCACGTACAGCAATCTTCAGACCACGTTCGTCAGTCAAGCCAGCAATATCAATCAGCATTTGCTCAAGAGAGGTCTCATTGAGGTCGGCTGCTGTAGTGAGCTTGTTACGCTGGTTACCGGTTAAAGAAGGGTGAGCTGATGAACAAAGAGCAGCGCCGTCACCAATAGGTGAACCAGTGCTGAAAGCGTTGTTCAGTACAGAAGCAGCCTTGATTTGCTTGGTCTGTGACATAGACCGTGCCAGGGCACGGGTATATCGAGCAGCAAGCCTATCATACAGGTTGTCTTCTACAGCTTCTTCAGTGATGCTAAAAGCCAGAGCAATAGTCTCGTGAGTGTAACGAGCAGTGTAAGTTTCCTGCGCGTCGTCAAACGAGATTGATCCGCCTTCTGATTTAACTGGCGCAGTGCCAAAACCAGACAGCATCACTTCTTCTTCGAATGCACGATCTGAGCTTTCGGTTTCAAAAATCTCAGCATGCTCGTTGTCGTATCGGTCGTATTCGAGCCCGAACAAGGCATTTAGGCCGGGTTCTAGCTCTTTCGCAAGTTGTGCGCGAGAAATAGCCATTGGTTAAACCCCCTTAAATGCCAGTGGAATCCGCGGTGGTTTGAGAGTCAAACCGGCGGGTTCCAGCGTTAAAATGCGCGTTCAGACGAACCAACAGCGGTATACCAGCAGCGGTATAGTCACTATTTGCTTCATCGTCCGCAATCCCAACAATACGCAGCGGTAATGTTGCAGTCGTTGCAACGTTAGCTACGCTGGCAGCCGCACTGGAACGACCAGTGTTTGTGCTACCTGAACGAGCTGACGTGCCCAAATCAGTATTTGCAAAGACTGTAGCCAACGCAGTAGCACGGTCAGTGAGACTAGCGTCGCTTGCAACTTGGAAAATTTGATTTGGATTGTCTGCAACAAAAGCTTTGACTGGGAAATTAGTATCCACACTCACGCTTCCGCTACCAGGCCAATAATTAAGAAAGACCGGCTTTTTCTGAACCGAATCTTGGTACTCGACTCCCATCAGGACTCCAAGTGCCTGCGTGGTGCCACCAGCGGTGTCACCAGCTTGATCAATTACGCCCGCCGCCAAAGGGACAACGATTTCGTATTGATAAATGACATTTGTGTTGTTGGAGGCAATCTCATACTGGGTCACACCAGTAGAGTTAACACCCGCACCAACCAGCCCAACAGGACGCATACCATAGGCAGTTTCTTGATTTGCCATAGGAACATCTCCTCATTGGGGTGACCTACTACTCTTTTCGTGGGCCACCAAAAGTTACACGAGATTGACGATCTGGTTTATTGATCGCCATAGTTTCATGAGCATTTTCTCGCATCATATCGTGATCAACGGCGTCCATAAGGTCTTTACTCTTCCCTTGGAAGTAATCAGTCCTTTCTTGAACCGTTTCTAACGGAATACGAGCGAGAACCAATCCACCAACTCCAAACACACCTTCAAATTTACCTGATTCGACCACCGGAGCCTCGAAATCCGGGTATTCGTCTGCTCTCACAAGCTCATACCCTTCTCTCAAACGAGCAGAAATGTTCTTACGGTCGTCATAACCGCGAACTTCTGCCCTAATCCACCGGTGCTTGTACCCTTCGGGTGCAGGCGGTGCTTCGAGCATGGATGGGGGAGCCCAAGGCTTTCGCCGTTGCTCCTTCTCCCTAGTGTCATTAGCGCGAGAAGCTCGATCTACGCCCTCAAAACCTACTTTCTTCTTTGTGGCCATAGTCGTCTCCTATTTGACATGTTTCGCGTATTCTTCCAGCGGCACACCCAATTTCTTTGCTATCGCAACCTGGCTGGGCGTGAGTTTTTTCCGGGTACTGCGTCCTGTTTTAGAACCCCCTGTCGAACGGGAGTTGCCCGCAACGTTCTGGACGGGACGTTTGCTGGGACTTTCCGAGAATTTATGCGGAAACTCGGTCCGTATGCGATCATCAAGCTCACTATAATACTCATCGCTTTTAGGGTCAAACCCTTCATCTTCGACAAGCCTTTTGTGAATTCCAAATGCCGCAAAAGTCATGGCTTCGTCAGAACCAAACCAATCATTTTTAGAGGCCCAATCCTCTGCTTTTGGATCAGGTCGTTGAGGTTGTGGCGCTTGTTGTGGCTGTTGCGGAACCTGCTGCTGCTATGCGGCTTGCTCCTGTGCCTGGCGCTCCTGCCGTTGTTTAGCCGTTTCGTAGCGGTCCTTAGCCACAGCTAATTGACTTAATTTGCGCTGCGCCGCAACAGTAACGTCGGTATCCGCACGATCTATCTCGGCCCTAAGATCATTTTCAATCTGCTGCTTTTCAATAATTAAACGAGAGCCAAATTCTGTCATATAGCCCTTGTTGATTAAC